CGTTCCAGCAGATGCCGCACCAAATGCAGTTGCGGACAATGAAAGTGTCGCTGCTGCTGTGCCGGGAGCTCCAATCGTACCAGTCAGCCGGAATTTCAACTTACCAGATGCGCCAATAAGTGCAGTTACGGCATCAGTTGCCGCATTAAGTGCTGCCGTGCTATGAGTTGCTGCCATGTTCATCTCCTTTAGTTTGTTTATCTGGTGAAACAACACCTACCATTTCGTAGGTTTCCTCTTTTCCTGTTGCGGCTCTTTTTATCGTCACCGTGAAGTGTACTTCAGCAGGCTGACCTACAATATCATTTGACATATTTTCTCCTTGTATTAACTAATATCATACCAAAGTTGTCCAACATAAGGGCTTTGTGGGGCTGTTGCGGAAACTGTTATCTGCTCGTTCTGCAATGAATTGGAGATAATATGCTGAGTACTCCTATTTCCTGCACTTGGTAATTCTCCTGCATCAATTATATTGCCATTCGACAATTTGAATACAAGATGATCGTCTGCTGCTACTTCTGCATCAACAACACTTACGCCGTCCTTGCCATCTTTACCGTCATTGCCGATCTTGCCATCTTTACCGTCTTTACCTACGCCATCCTTGCCGTCTCTGCCATCTTTGCCATTTTTCCCATCTTTGCCATCACGACCAGAATCTCCCTTGTCGCCTTTGTCACCCTTGATGAAAGAACGTATCTCTTGCGTCCTGAGCCTTGAGTCTATTTCATCAAGCTCTTTCCCTACTACCGTTGTAATGCCTGCAAGTTTGACATCAACACTTACATCAGGTCGCAGAAGCTCTATTAGCTTCTTGAGCATTATTGCACCGTAGAGGACACTTTATTGAGATAGTCGTTATCTCTTTCCTTTTGCGCCCTTTTATCTGCCATTTGCATTTCTGCAATTCTTTCGTTAGACCGAACATCTTCTTCTTTGAGCATCAAATCTGCAATGCGTGCGCGCTTCTCAAAGTCTTTTTGCTCGGCATCCTCATTCAGATTTGTAGATAAGGCTGCGACAATCTTGGCTTTAGTTTCCTCCGGTGCAAGTTTTGTTTTGACAGTGATGTTCTCTGTTTCGGCCTGAATTTTGCCTAAATCAGCCTGCTTCTTCTGCATATCCAGCATTATTGCTTCATGCTGCATTTGCTGTTGATGCGGGTCTGGTTGACTCATTTTTGCCATTTGCTCGATCATTTCCTCGCGGTTTGAGAGCGACGAATTCTTGAGTATACCTTGCATAAGCACTGGTGTAAGTGGGGATTGCGCGCCAAGCGTCTGAATCATAAACGCAAGTTGTTTCTGCTCATATTCACGCGCAATGATGCCCAAAGTGGCTGTTGGGATAAACTTTACATCTACGGAAGGATAGCGTTCTGGGTCATACTGCATATAACGCCATGCCGCTTTGTAGATGAACGGAATCAGAAAATCTTCCTGAAAATTTACCAGTGTACGCTTGTATTTCTTTATCATGGTGGCGGTTGCCATATCCATGCTCTGCCCGTCACGTGCCACAGCTTGAGTTGATCCGTTTGAATCAATCGTTGCGGTTGCCATCAGCAACATGCGCTCAAATTCCTTGCTTGTTTGCATCGCGGCGCCATCTGAAATGCCAAACTTGAACGGGAACAGGATTTCCGAAGGGTTTCCATTTACCATGAAGTTTCCGCCAGGCTTCACTTGGAACTTTGCACCCCTTGGCAATCGTGTAGCATCCATCCCCATCATTGGGGCTGATGTCAGTGCCAACCCATCAATGTGCGAGCGCATAGATCCGTCAATTGCGCATTGCATATTGAATGCCTTCTCCGACACGCCGCGCCCGAGCAATCTATTCGGCACCGTATCGTCCTGATAACTGATAACAGGACGATCTTTCATCATGTATGGAGATTTTTCTGCCTTTAATAGCAGTCCTCCGTTCGCAATGACGACGATTGCTTCAACCATATCTTCGTAATCTTCAACACTTTCTGAAAATTCTCCATTACTTCCATCTTCCGCTTCGTCTTTCTTTGTCAGATATTCTTTTGGCACAAGCCCATAATAGGTTAACAGCAATACCCGCTCATCCTGAAAGTTACTCACTTCTTGTGTCGGCTCAAGTGAATCATCCTTGTACAAAGTTCCAATATCTACCTTTTTGTACTTTCCGGATGCAATCCCAGACATAATCTTGTGGATTGAGATATAACGCTCAACGGCAACACCCATGCAATCGTCAATCGATGTGCCATTTGGGTCAAAAAGGAAGTTTTTTGGACTTACAGGATTGAGTTTTACGCAGATACGGTCTTTTTCTCCTGTTCCATAGGCCGCTTGAGCGTTGTCAAGCGGGACAGTCATCGGATAGTAGTATTTTGCCTTGCTTACAGTTATCTCGCCAATCCCAGTGCCATAAATCTTCGCTAACAGGACGATTTGGTCAATGGATTTGCGGATTTTGTCCTGCGCGAAGTCCTCTTTTAGTTGATTTTTCAGTTGTTCAACGTCAACCGCACTACCATTTGCGTCTTTCAGGTCATCTTTTATGTCAAAGAATTCGCCCTGTCCGAAAATAGCTTCCATGCACTCTGCATGACTTGTTTCTATGGCCTGCTGTGTTGCCGGAGATATGATTCTGGAGCGTTCGGATTCGCGTGACTTATCTTCAGAAGCCCATACTCCACGCCAAATGCGCTCGTATTTGTCCCATTCATCCCGATAATTCTGATTGCGGTGATCGCGCCATCTGTCTGTGTGGTCAACGACAAAAGCCGTTAGCTCTTTGTCGTTTCCTGTCGGATTATAGAATTCTGATTTTGGTTTAGGCTCGATGCTGTCTACGATCTGGCCTGTGTTATCGAATGGGTTGCTCATATAGCCTCACTTGCGCTTTGGTTTTGCCTTGCCTGCCGCTCGCAGCGCGATGGCAATTGCTTGAGGTTTTGGTTTGCCTGCGTGTACCTCGCGGCGGATGTTCTCCACAATGGTTTTCTTGCTTGAACCCTGCTTTAGTGGCATGGAAAACTCCACGAATGATAGTGTGCGCTTACATTATCAGAATGCCAGCAATTGTCAAGTGCTATATCCCGCTCACAATGTCCAGCGGTTCGTACTCATCATCATTATCATTGGGGTCATGGTAGGTTGTTATTGACAGGTGTGCTATATAGGCAAGTGCGTCGATCAAATCGTCGTGTGCTCTTGGTGAAGGGAATGCCAGCATCTCGCGTTTCAGTTCATCCCAATTCTCTTTCGGATTGAATGTAATCCTGCCATGCTCCAACAATCCTTGCAGCGCGTATGTTATCCTGTTCGCCTTGCTGTTACCTCCATGAGTTATTTGCTCAATATGTGCATAGACATTGTTCTTGCGCATCAGGTCAGTCAAATACGGCATCAACGCTTTACTTAACGCTCCCTTTTCCGTTCCAACCATCATCGGTTTATGCGTCCGTATTGCCATCAGCACCCTGACCGCAGCCTCACGCACGTCCCACCGGCCATAGTCGATTTTTTGCACCCACCAATGCCCATTACCATACACTCTCACAACAGCAATCGCAAAATAGTCCAGGTGCTTCTTTTTCCTCTCATGGTCTGCAACGCTCTCGTAACCGGCAGGGTCAACGGCAATGAATGTCGAATAATCACCATGTGGAGCTTCCGCTGTCTTGAACCACTCAAGGCGCAGAATGTTGGCTCCGGTTGTATCCCACGAGGCCATGTATTCGCCCTCGAATGCAGCAGTCGAGAGTGTGTTCTTCGCTGATTCGATTTCTTTCCGGCTGATTAGCTCGTTATCGTAAGTAGTGTACGTAAATGACTTCCATTCATCATCACCATTCATTCCTAAGTCATACAGCTTGCGGAATTCCTCTGCATCAGGCTTCGGTGTACCAATAAACACAGCCGTACCCTGCATATCGGACAACGCAGGCCGAATAATGTATTCCCATGTCTGAGGCTTAATATCCTGCACCTCGTCGAGCGTGACGTGGTACAGCTTAATACCTCGCAGTGAATCCGGATTGTCGCTCCCGCGAATACAAATCTTTACGCCATTCTTCAGGCGTATCTCTCCATTATTCACATTGCTGTTCGCAATCACCGGCTGAGCCATAAAAATAAGCGCATCCCACGCCAATGTCCGTGCCATCTGGTTCGTTGGCGCAATGAACATCACGCTTGCAGTAACATCAGTACATTCAAGTGCCTTTATAAGCGTCTGCGACAGAGAATACCTAGTCTTGCCAACCCGCCGTCCAGCACAAATCACCTTGAAACGC